AGGATTTAGGTAACGATAGGCAACAGGTAGCACAGCTGCTAATCCTGCTTTAAGCAAAAGGCTAGGGTCAGTAATGCCAGACATATAACAGGCGACTGTTGCAGCTACAAAGCTACGTAACCAGCTGCCGCCAATTTGTTGAGCTACTTTTAGGCTGTGTCTATTCATCTTTAACCAATCCGAGCTTAACTATAAGCTCTTTTGTTTGTTTAGGGTTTAACGCTATTTCAAAGTGCATATCGTCCTTACGGTTACGGTAAGTACCGCCCCATTTACACCCGTATTTCTTAGCTAGTGCTATGCACTTAGCAGCGTCCTCAGCACTAAAAGTATTTTCTTTGCCTAAAGGGTGTTTAGTCGCGTTAAGGTCTATAGCTGTGCCGCTACTGTGATTACTCAGGCTGTCAGTCGTCCCGCGTATCATGCGGAAACAATAGCCCCAGTCGTCGAGGGTGCCTTTGTCTATCGGCTCTATCGTTTCGTGGAACTCCGCCGCAAGGCCAATAAGAAGCGGTGCCACCTTTTCAGCACACCGTATTTTAAGATCAGTGCCAGGTACTTTAAAAGATTTAATCCCAATTTCTGCAGGGTCCTTACTGGCAGGCCAACCGTTAGAGGATTTTAGGGGCGTGTTCGCCATTACTGCACTCCCAGCGATACGTATTAGTATTTAAAATTAACTCAGGGTGTCCACAAACAGGCTTAGGGGCTATAAAAGCGTCTGCTTCTGGGTCATAAGTAAACCCAAGCCCTGCGTAATTATATCTAATTTTGCCGTTATAGCTTGTCCTTTTTACTGTGTACGGCGTACCTAGTGCGTAATAAGCCTCTGGGTTTAAACCGTTTATAGTTTCGGTTTCGTCCTTACCAACAATAATATCTACAACCATATTGTTTTCATCTAAATATGCGTAGTGTGCCATTATGCCCAACTTACTGTGTCTGATACACCGGCTGCAGTTACGGTTGATACTTTAAAACCGCCAGCGCTTGCCGTTGTTTGTGTAACTCCACCGCTAAAAGTAGCTGTAAAATTATCTGCGTATTTTAAAACTACTAGACCAGAACCTCCAGCACCGCCTGAGGTAGACAAATAGCCGCCACCTGGGCCTGCTTGGTTTCCTCCGCCACCACCTGCACCTTTATTGGTATCACCAGGTGAGCCGTTAGCGTTAGAAGCCCCAGCTGCACCGCCTCCACCTGAACCGCCGGCACCTCCGGCAGAGTTAAGACCTCCACCGCCACCACCACCTGCTCGCGTAACGCTTGAGCCTGTAATAGATGAAGCTAAACCGTTTCCACCTGCACCGCCAGAAGCGCCTCCAGCACCTCCTACCGCACCGGCTCCACCGCCTGCACCTGAACCAGCGCTCGCGTTAGGTGAGTTATTGCCGCCATTATTGCCCTGAGTAGGTGAGGCTGTTGCCGTTCCACCTGTGCGACTTGTTGCAGTATCTCCACCGGCTCCACCGCCTGAGCCACCTGGCCCGCCGTTTTGGCTTGGTACGTTATTACCTATTGCACCATAACCACCACCAGTAGCCGTAACCGTTGCAAAAATTGAGGAAACTCCTGGGCTTCCATTGTTATATGCACCGGCTCCTACTCCACCGGCTCCACCAGCTCCTACCTTTAAACTGTAATTTGTACCAGTAAGCAAACCGGTTAAAGTGCTTGTCAAATAACCGCCCGCGCCGCCACCTCCTCCGATACCGCTAGCCCCACCGGCACCCCCAGCGATCGTTAAGTATTCAACATCTAAAGCGGGTGCTTGAAATGCCACCGCACCAGCTGCTATTGCGCCGATCATTAGCTTATCGAGCCAAAAATACGCCAAGTGTTAGCAGCTACTCGCACGCATTGGGCTACCTTATGCGTAGCCAAAGTAGGCGCGGCTGATACTGCACCGGCTGAGGTAATCGTTACACCGCTACCAGCTGCAAAAGTTAGCAACCCTGCACCAGTGTTAATAAAAGTAATTGCGCTGCCTACCGCTGCAGCTGTTAAAGTGCTATCGGGTGCAATAGTTACCGTCTTAGTACCAGCGTTGCTAGTTTGAATTAGCACCTGGTAAAGGTCGTCATTGTCTACCGTATAGGTAGCACCTGACTCAGTAGTAACCGTAAAGGCCACTAGGCCGTTAAACATAGCTGCACTGAGTACGTCGCCGGTACTAGCCGGAAAACCTGTAGCCATTATTTACCTCTTTCGCTGTTAGTAGGATAATACATTTATACCTAATTGTCCGTAATTAGCGTTACCAATTACAAAACTTTCTATTATAGGTTCGAGCGTAACAAAGGTAGTACTCCAGCGCGTAGGGGTTATATTGTAACTAACTCCGAATATCTGCAGGGTTTTATTTAGGGTGCTAGTGCCTACGCTATTTGGCTGTGTTGACTTAACCGTAATAGTGTCAAAAAAATCAAGCTCTAAAGCGGCTGCTACTCCTGCGTCATAACCGACGGTATTTAGGTCTAGCAAAGTAACGCTGTCGCACCTTACGGTCGTTTCCTGCCTAGAGGCTACGTAAGCCAGGGCATAGTTTAAGGCCTCAGCTGTAGTCTGCATTAGTAAATCACTTTTGTTATAGCTGTGTAAAAAATACTTGTCTATAGAGTCCTGGTTAGTAGCCGTTTGAGTAGCTAACCCTGTAGCCGTTATTGAGGCTTTGTTATATACCAGGCTATCGTCTAGCACCCAGCGTACGTTTTGGTATTGAATACCTGAGCCGTCGTCAGCAAACACCGTAGCAGTACCGCCGATAGAGCTAGAGGTTAACGCTCGATCTTGAAAAGTTACGTTACCGCTAGCGTCAATATATACCGCCCCGTACTCGCTGGTTTCTACGGTTTGCAAGGCGTTAAGTGCAGTCCTGGTAGTGCCAGGGTCAGCCTGCAGCGTCGTCTGCCCTGCGTCTATATCGCGCATAGAGTTAGGCCAGGCGATCTGGTCCAAAATCTTAATAACTCTAGCCCCTGATAACTGTCCAGCTGTAGCACCTGTAACAGTTGATACAGTGCCCATATTAAGTAATCTAAAACCGTCTGAGGCCGTTAGCGTCGTATAGGACACCTCACCTACTACCTGAGCCTGAGTAAAGTTATAGCCTGTTATATAGCCTGCAAACAGCGGATATACTAGGCCGGTATTGTTATCAGTGGCAGTTATCGTAACCTTACGCAAAGGCAGCAAAAGCCCGGCAAAAGGTGAGCTTAGGTTTTCAGGGTTAAAGTCGCCGTTAATATCGGCAATACGTATAGAAGCAGTACCGGCCTGGAATTGGTCCGCGTTAGCATTACGTCCGCGCTGAATACTTACAGCCTGGACTTGATTAGATACGTCAGCTGTAACAGTCGCACTATCGCTAAGTACGTTAACGCCTAATACACCAGAGCCAATAATCATAGCCTGACCAAAAGACGCACCAGAGCTAAAGTTAACTATACAGTTAATCGTTGGAGCTGCCATTAGCTACCAGCTGAGGTAAGGCTATTACCTGCCCTATTTAACTGTTGTATCGCGGTTTGTACTACGCGCTCAAAATCGTCAACATTACCGATAAAGCCTGAGCCGGTCGGATTTACGTTTACTGTAACGCTACTAGGGCCTCCAGATGATCTACTACCTTCCATATTAAACTCATCTATTAAATCTCTACCGCCCCCAACAATAGGCATATTTGACAGGTCAGTAGGCAAGTTAGTAGCACCTAGCCCCGCGTTTACGTTTGTACCTCCACCGCCAGAAGGTAAACCTAAGTGCCCTAAAAATGGTGCATTAGTTCCAAGCCCGCTTACTAACCCTTGAATAGCAGCTATGCGCGTGCGAGCGTCGGCAATTATCTCAGCGTTAGATTTTTTGCTTTCCTCTACTACTAATTTCATTCTAGCTATTTCATCAAACGTAGCGTCGCGTTTGGCATTTTCTAAATCGTCTAAGGCTCTTATATCGTCGTTTTTGTCCTCAGTCTTTAAAGCTTGCAGGGCTTTTACTCGGGCCTCGTCCTCTTTAGATAGTTTGCCCTGTAATGCAGCTGCTAGCTGTATAGAGTCCATATCAAACATACGCGATAACTTTTCATTAGCGGCCTGTTGTTTAGTAATAGTAACTATTTTGCTACGGTCGGCTATCTCTTTTTTACGCGCTTTAGCAGCCTTAGCGGCTGCCTGCTCTGCCACTCGCGGGCTTTGTCGGTTAGTAGCTGTAGTTTCACTAGCTACAGTAGCTTTACCTAATCTTGATAATTCACTTATGGCCATAGCAACAGGGCCAAACTTTAATAAATTGTTTAGACCTTTAGCTAGAGCATTATTGCTAATAGTGTCTGCTAAAACAGCAATACCGGTTACAGCGAAACTTATTTCACTTGCAAACCGTTCCATAGAGTCGGCCGCGTCGTCTATGCCTTTTTCGTCGCCTAATCTTTGTATTCCGTCAATTAAAGCAAACCCGATAGTTTCGCTAGCTTCTTTAGCTGCTATCTGTAACTTAGCGACGCTACCTGCGTAGGTATCAGCTGCGGCTTTTGCGCTACCTGCAAACAGCGTAGTTAATTTCGCTTGTATTTCCTCAAAGCTGCTAGAAGCTAACTCGGCTTTAGATAAGCCAACGCCTAACCGGCCTAACGCCGTATTTTGCCCCAAGTAGGCTTTAGATAATGAAGCTGCTACTGCGTCTGCAGATTTACCGGTAGCCGCGCTTATGTCTAAGCTCAGGGCTAGTAATTGCTGTGCTTTACCTAAATCGTTAGTAGACCTAATCAACCTGCCAAAAGCCGGCCTTAGTAAGTCCTCGGATACGCCCGTAGCTCTTTGCAAACTATCTATATAAGCGTTAACACCAGTAGAGGCAAACGCTAATCCTAAATTATCTAGGCTTTTATTCAGTACAGCTACCGCTTTAGATTCCTCTAGGGCTGCGGTTACTGCCTTCTTTGTAAAGGCTGTTACTGCCGTAGTAGCTGCAGCAAAAGATAACTTAGAGGCTAGCCCCATTTTCTTAAAGGATTTTTCTAAACCGCCAATACCTTTAACAGCTTGCTTAGTGCCTTTGTTGTTATAGCTGACAATTATAGGTACTTTAATAACCATTATTTAGCCAGCTTTCGATTTACTATAGCTTCGGCTTTTGCTATAGCTGCATTGGATTTAGTAATAATCTCTGGCCTATTGTCCTCTACAGCTTTGTAAGCTATACGGCCTTGCTTACCGCGTACTGTTACGTTTGACTGATCTCTAATAGCTTTAATAAACCTAGCACCCTGAGCAGTCTTACCGTTATGTCTACCAGCCCACTCGTAGATATTACCGGCTGGGTCTGCGTTAATAAGTAAATAGGCTTTGCTAGTCCAGGTACCGCGTTTACGTGCGCGGTCTATCTTTGTTTTTAATCCCATTTTTATAGGTTTGGCTTCAAAGGTTAGACGCGACCACTTGCCTTCTTTAACAGGTCTAGCCCAGCCGCTTAAAGGTGAAACCGTAGGCGATAATTGCCTAGCGTCTATCTGGGCTATTTTCATAGCCTGGTAAATTGTTTTATTCATTTCTTTTAAGGCTGCAGGGTCAAATTGGCGTAAAGCTCTAACCGTTTCATCTAGCCCTACGATTTTTGCTGTAGCCACGCTTTGCCGCCTCGTTTCTATCTTTTAG